TAATCATTTTTCTAATTCTTAATTTTGAATTAAAATCTTTTTCTGCAAGAACAATAAAATCACCAGATATTTCTGATGTTAAATCTGATCTATTTAACCAATTAGCAATTGATGTTTTTAAAGCTGAATAATTATTTAGTGCCATTATAATTTACCTTCTGCAGTTCTAAAGTATCTAAACTCACTTGAGTTTAATTTCTTTTTTAATATATTTTTTTGAACATCTTTTGGTAGTCCAAACCAGTTATTACTACCATTATATTCTTTTGCCCAAACTTGCAAAGCAATAGTTGGAATACTTGCTACTCTTTTCATATCCCTAGTTTTATTATACCCATCATTTAGGGTTAATAATCTTTTATTGTGTTGCAAGTGAGGTGTAATATTGACTTCTTCTTTGGTTACAATCTTACCTTCCATGTCATCTTTCATGTAGGTAGTTTTTTTTAAACCATCTATCTCAATATCTTTTTTCATCTGCCTTGACCTTTATATCTAGTTTGTTTCTTCTGTCGTTTCTCATTTTTGTTCTGAGATTTTTTGTGTTTACCAGGTCTTTTTTTTGGTTTAGGTCTTGGAACAAAATGCGTAAACTTTTGTTTAGCCATTCCTAGCTAGACATTTCAGTAACTGAAACTTCAGCAGTACCTATCACAGCAACTTTTTCACCAGGTGAAACTTTAAAAATTTCAGGTTGGTCAGCAGGTACAAAAATACTTGCAGATCCAGCAGTCGCAGAAGCTGTTGGTGATGCACCAAATAAAATATGAATATCAGCAGGTGTTGCTATTCTTACATATTCAGTTTGTGAACCAAATGCAGCAGATGCTACAGATGAACCAGAAGCTGTTAAGCTTTGATGTGTAGTAGGTCTTAAAGCATAATTCATAGCCATTATATTCTCCTTAAATTAGGTAAGGGGGGAAGTACCAGCTAGGCAAGATCCCCCCAAAAGTTATATTATCTTCTTATTACAAAAGTGACAAGAAGTTTTGCAGTTCCAGTTGAACCACCATCTGTAATCATTTCGATAGTTCCACCTTCTTCTACTCTATTTGCAGCACTTGGCTCAGATGTATCTACATCACCTGCAGCAGAACTTGTGTGTGTAACAGTAATAGCAGAATTAGTCATAGCAGTACCACCAACTTCAAAAGTAACAGCTGCATTAGCACCTGAAATAGCACCTTGTAAAGCAGTTAAAATTTTAACTACTTTTCCACCATCAGGGATAGCAACAAAAGTTGATGAAGCTGTAGAAATATCTTCAATCTCAGCAGTTATAAAATAATCGTTTAGTGTTCTCATTTTTTATCCTTTTTATTTGCTTCGTTCCGAATTCAAAGAAATCTTCAAAGTCCAAACAAAATTGTTAATTGAATATGATGGGGGATTTCTCCCCCACCACAAATTATTTATTATGATGTTGTTAAATCAAAAACAGCACCACTTGCTTTTTCATTTCTAGACTCAAGAGTGTACTCTGCTAACATAAATCTCTGATCTGCGTCTGCAGTCTGAGCTGGAGTTTGTAGAGTGAAATCTCTTAAGAAAGAAACTGCCCAGTAGTCCATCTCTAAAATTAGAGCATCTTGACCAACTTTAGCAGCAGTTGCGTTAGCACCTCTGATGAATCTGTTTGGAGCAACTTGTAGTGTTCCAAAGTCTGATTCATATACATCAATAGAAGTAACTAATCTTCTGTCTTCTGCTTGGTCAAATCTAGTTGAACCACCAGTAAAGCCAGATAGTTTTTGTTTGTTGAAAGCACCAACCATAATCATGTTTGGATTTCCACCTTCATTGTAACATTTTCTCAATACTTCTTTTAACTGATCTTCAGTAAAAGCTCTTTGAGTACCATCTGTTCTAGCAGCACCATTACCAGCACCTGAACCACCAGCACCTGCAGATACATTGGTTTCAATCCAAGTTTGGACTCCACCTAATTCTCTTGCAGTACTAGCATCACCAGCAACTTTAGCATTGTTAGATAAAAGAGCAGTTTCCATATCTCTTTTTAACTCTTTCGCAGCTTTAGCTACTTGGTAAGCTAACTCATTATTTCTACCAGCAGATGTTACAGCATCATTAGTTCCTGATACTTGAACAGCTTTTGTAGAAATCTGAGTGTAGTTATTTTCTTTAGTTGTAGCACTTTGAGTTCCATAAGAAATCGCAGCACCTTCAACAGCAGCATTAGCAGCAACATCAGCTAACGCATCTGTTTGCCACTCATGTGTTGTGTTTGTTGCTTTTGTTTTTGCAACGCCAGACATAAAAGGTGTTTCAGTTGGAGATATTGAATAAATAATATCTGCCAAATCTTCTCTTATGCCAACTGTGTCGTATGTTTTATAAACAGCCATTTTTTTCTCCTATTTGGTTGTTGGTTTATAAATAACGCCTCAACAAATCAGTTGCGTCTCTTGGACTTCCTGATTTCTTCAGCGATTTTAATTTCTCCAACCTTGACTGATTAACTTTATCTTCTTTTGTACTTTTAACACCTGGCTTAATAACTTTAGATGGTTTCACAATTTTTTTTGCAAAGTTTGGTTTTGCCTTGTTTGCATTATTTTTAAAGCTCATGCCATCCAAAACAACATCAAACATTCGACTATCATATATTCCAGAGATTTCTTTATCGTTAAAACCTCTTTCCACAAGATAATTTCTCATGTTTGTTTTGAGACTAGCTCCTTTAATGGGGTCAGAAAATTCAGGATGCTTTAATGCAACCTTTTTTTGTTCATCCATTAATATTCTTTGAAACTGTTCTTGTTGATGTTGTCTAAGTTTAGCTTGATTCTTTTGTATAGTCTCTTGCTTTCTTCTTAGCTTACGATCAATCTTCGCAGCTTCAGTAGGATCTGAATCCCATAACTCATCAAGTTCTTTAGAACTTAACTCATTATTTATTTCGGCATTAAGAGTAATAGAAAGATTGTTTAGTTCTTCAATCTTAGTTGAGTACTCTTTTGTTAGACGATCTTCTTTGGCCTTTAGCTCTCTTTTTTCAATTGCTAACTCCTCAGTTTTTCGTCTATAGTCGGCATCCTTTTGATAACCAGCTTTCAATTCTTCAAGGTTAACATCAATCTTTTCACCATTCACAATGACCTGGTGTAGATCAAGTTCTTGTTCGTTTTCAGCATTTAAATCTTCAGATGCTTCTTCTTCTACTGCTTCTTCTTCCTGAGTTTCCTCTGGTTGAGCTTCAGCAGTTTGTTGAACTTCAGATTCTTCTTGAACAACTTCCTCTTTCGGTTCAGTTGCTTTAGCTTCTTCTTTTGTTTCAACAGGTTTAGCTTCTTCTTGAGTTTTTGTTATTTGACCTTTTGAGTCTAACAATCCTTCAATATGTTTAGCTGCACCTTGTATTGTTGCATTTGACAACAATGGGTTTGCGTCAGACATTAAGTCCTCCTATGGGTTAAGCTCCCCTATGGGGTTGGCCTATTCTAATCATTCAATTAGAATTTTATTTCTTGATTATTTTTTTAAACTAGACAATTGCTTTTCAGCAAGTTTTCCAGTTTCAAGAATTTCTTTTAAGTGCTGTTCAACTTTACCTAGAACTTGATAAGCTAACCAAAGTTTTTCTCTGGCTTCACTATCTTTAGCTCCAGTCTGTTCTAACAATGCACTAGAATAAACTTTTTTAAGATTCTCAAACGACTCTTTAAAAAGATCATTCTCTAATATTGTTTTGGCCTGAGAGGATCTGCTCAATTCCTTGACCCTCTGGGCTTTGTCCTTTTCGTTCATCTAATCCTTGTACTTGTTGACTGAACATACTAGCAGATTTTTGTGCCTGTTCAAGTATCTTACTATTTTGTGAGACAATCATTTTATCTAAGTCAGCGTCAGCTTTAATCTTCTGAGCATCTAACTGAGCATTATATCTTAAACTCATATCTTTAATTCTAGCCTCAAAATCAAGTAACATTTTCTTATTGTCTTGTTGTAGTTCTTGATATTGTAGCTCAAGATCAGCAATTTTTCTTTTATTCTCAGCATCAATCCTAGTCATTTCAATTTTTTCAATTGGTGTAATAGGAGGTGGAGGTGGTGGTTGAACAAATTGTTTTCCAATATCAGGATTTACAAAATAGCTATCAGTTGCTTTTAGACCTGCATTTTCAATTATTTTAGATAATGTATTATAAATATTTTTAAGAGTAACCATTGGGTATTCTCTTTGGCCTTGCAATTGGAAAGCCTGTAATTGTTTCTCTAAAATATTATTTAAGATTACTATTTGTTGTTCTTTAGTTCCTGTGCCAAGACCAACTACAATTGAAATATTAAATCTATTTTTCCATTCAGTCGGTAATACTGGAATGTATTGATTGTTAATTTGAATTATTTTTTCTTTATCTTGATATTTGACAGACAATTCAAACATCTTTCTAAATAAATCTTTAACACCAGTCTCAGCAAATATTCTAGCAATTAATTCAGAACGCATTTGCGTTTGATTCATTATAGTATTAATTCCAGTTGCTGTTTTATTTAAACTGTTTGAATCTAAACCTTGATTATATTTTGTAATACCAGTTCTAACTTCTCTAATTGTATCTAAGTATTCCAATAATGGAAATGCTTGTTGTGAAATTGGTTGAGCTTGTATCGGTTGCATTACTTGGCTTGGTGGTTGTTTAGTTCTAACAACTCCACCAGGTCTTGAAGTTAAAAGATCATCCATGTTTACCATGCCATCCATAACTGCAACTCTGTTATTATTTGTTAAATACATATTATCTAACAATTGTCTCATTACAGTTGATTTCATCAATTGAATATCTTCAACTAATTCTGAAACTGATCTTCCATAAAATCGGTGTGGCATTGGAATTGGAGTAACTGATACAAATGGAATATTATCGCAAGGCATATTCTCTAAAATTTGATCAGCACTTTCACCTACACAAACTATTTTTCTAAGTTCTGCAATTCCATCTCCATCATAATCATAACGAACATAGTTTTCATAAACAGTTATTTTTTGTGTTGAAGGATCAACATCAGTATCAAAAGGATAATCATCTATGTTTTGGAATCTTGCTAATTTTTCTGTATTTAAAACTGATGAGTCAGAAGCTGGAAGACCTTCCACTTCTTCTTTATCATAACCCATAGACACTAATTGTGATCTAGTCATCTCAACTCTATGAGCAACATAATTTGCTTCTTCTAATTTTACTGCAGTCTTTTCAATTAAAAATTCTTCTGGTGGAATTGATTCAACTTTAATTTTACCTTTTGATTTAATTCTTTTAATTTCTACATTGTGTAATTTTGCAGTTGGTAAATTTACATCAATTCCAATTTGAGACATTTGTTCTTCAACAGCTTCAATATTTTCTTCTGTTTTTTCATCTTCCATTTCTTCATGGGAAATAATCTCAACTTCTTTATCATCAATCAATGCTTGATATTCAGCATCATCTAAATTTTTATAAGTCTCATGTTCAACTTCTTCAGACTCATCATAAAATACTTTTAAGATTCCATTCTTTTCTAAAAGTGCATCTTTAAAAAAATTATAAAGCAAAACAAAACCATCATTCTCTTTATAAAAAATATGATTTAAATATGCTGTAGCTTGTTCTGCTAAAGGTGCATCTTCAGCTCTTACAGGTTCGCAAGTTACGACTTTATCTGATGCAGTAAAAACTCTTAGGAGGTTTGGCAAAAGGGATTCAATCGTATCTGCAACATCAGTTGATACAACTTGTGATCTTCCATCAATCTCATTTCCTAATTCTTCACCTTGATAATACTCTAAAGATTTTTCTCTTTGAGTAGATAAAGTTCCACCTAAGAATCCTAAAGAATTATTAATGTGGGTTTGTAAAATATTTCTAAGTTCTGGATTTTCTAATGATTCTATTTTTTTTGCCATAATTAAACTATATAACTTGTATCAACATATATTTCTTTTTTCCAGTCTGTTCTTTTACCTCCGACAAAAGTACATCCATACCTAAACGCATCGGCAGGGTGACTGGCAAAATTATGAATGGGTCTGTTTTTAAAACATTGATT